TAGGGAAGAAGCGTGACTAACTTTAATGATGTTGGAAATTTTATGATTGCCTTCGGGCAGGAAGTAAAGAGTAAACCAGAGTTTCCAAATAGTGACATAGTTAAACTTCGGGTTGATCTTATTGATGAAGAGCTTCGTGAATTACAAGAAGCATGCGAAACAAAAGATATGGTTGAGGTTGCTGATGCCCTATCTGATTTGTTGTATGTTGTATATGGTGCTGGCCATGCTTTCGGAATAGATTTAGACCGAACGTTCGAAGAAGTTCATCGTAGCAATATGAGTAAACTTGGTGAGGACGGCAAACCTATCTATCGTGAAGATGGTAAAGTCCTCAAGGGTCCGAATTTTAAATTACCAAATCTCAAAAAAATTATTGATAGTTCCCTTTAAATTGATCAAGAAGTAATATATACTGTATGTGTGATGCCGAATGGGTCACACTTAACATTCTTGCTTAATAGGAGGATAACATGGTTATCAATACAAACGCACTCACACCCTTTGACATTAATCGTCTCACCCCATATGCGGTCGGCTTTGATCGGATGTTTGATCGACTCTGCGATTATGCCCAACACCAAACTCAATCGACAGGGTTCCCACCTTACAACATTCGCAAAGTAAATGACACTAATTTTTCCATCGACCTTGCTGTAGCTGGACTTTCAGAAAAAGATCTGGAAGTTGAAGTTTCTGATGGCGTGATCACTGTTCGTTCCACCTATGAGGGGATCGACGTGGAAGGTGCTGGGTCATTCCTGCATAAAGGAATGTCGTTCAAGAAGTTCACCCGCAAATTCACAATCGCGGATGACATCATCGTTAAAGGTGCCGAAATGAAAAACGGCATGCTCACGATTGATCTTGAGCGAGTCGTACCAGAAGAAAAGAAGCCTCGCATCATACCCATTAATGGGAAAGCCAATGGTGGCGAAAACAAGAGCGAAGCTGAGTTTCTTGCTGAGTAACGAGGGGGGGGCGCAACGCCCCCCCATTTACTTTTAACGATTGGAGCATATTAATGGATATTCAGAAACTCAGGGAACAACTAGAAATCGACGAGGGGGTCGTTCATGAAATATACAACGATCATCTCGGTTATCCTACTTTTGGGATTGGCCACCTTATTACCGAAAACGATCCCGAGCATGGTTCCCCCATCGGGACCGCAGTGGAAAACGATCGAGTCATTGAAGCCTTCGAGCAGGATGTCCAAACAGTATTGTCTGAATGCGCCGTCCTTTATCCAAACTTCGACAGCTTGCCAGAAGAGGCTCAGCAAATAATTGCGAACATGATGTTCAATCTTGGTCGTCCACGTTTGTCTGCATTCAAAGGCATGAAAGCTGGTGTTGACGCTGAGGATTGGAATCGTGCAGCTGATGAAATGGTCGACTCACGTTGGTATCGTCAAGTCGGTGCTCGGGCTGAAAGATTAGTGGAGCGGATGCGCAACATCTAATATGTGGGAATATTGGTGCAAAGCAATAGGGTCTAAAGCATATGACGATAAGAACAAAGCTGACAGAGTTGCAATTATTCGCACTGGGTGGATTTTGCTTCACATACTTACTTGCATTGCTATTATCTTAAATGCTATTGCATCTCATGGATGGAGGCTTATAGGATTATGACTGCTAACACAGCACCGGGACCAGTTCAAAATATCGATCCAGCTCAGCGTTGTTGGGAGTACGATGGTGACGGAACTATGATATACAAACTGTCCGAAGGTTATAACAAGAAAACCCCATACACTAAAACACATTATTGGAGTGTACATTTTTGGAAGGGTAGGGGATAAGTTTTTTATTACACTTTCAAGTCAATTTAAAAACAGTCACTATATAATGGAAAACTGGGGGAACGTGAATGACTGATCTACCATCACTAATATCTTTACACCATCACCCAGCATTTAAGATTATCGCTGGCTTGATTATATTTTATGTTGGACTTAAAATGTTCGCTGGTGGTATGAAGTCGTTCGGCAGCGTAGAACAGCTTGAACCATTTATAGGAAACCCATACTGGATGTTTCTAGGTGGTATTGTTTGCACTCTTATGTGGCAATCAAGCTCATTGTCAACAACAGCAATTGTAGGATTAGTTGCCAGTGGTTTCCTACCATTGCCCTCTGCCATAGCAGCAGTGTTGGGTGCAAATATAGGAACGACAGGCACGATATGGTTGGCTGGATTATTTGTTTCCGATGGTTTACCCAAAGGCGAAACGCTAAGAATCGCAATAGCACATACAGGAGTCAATCTGTTCATGGCAATCTCTTTGCTACCATTCGTTCATCACATAGCAAGATTCTTATCTAAATTCTAATAAATAGGTGCATGGTAGAGGAAGACTTCCAAGCATGGCAAACATGGCCAAAACACCGGTGGGTGTTCAACAAACTGGAACTGGCGTTGCGTCTCGGTTACGACGCTGGTCCAGCTTGTGTTCCAGTGACGAGGTCGGGAAAGTATGTGGTTCGCCCGATCTACAATCTATATGGCATGGGCATTGGTGCCAAAGTTATACACATAAACATAATGCAATCAAAGAGTATGGAAAATCATGCTCTCATTCCCCCTGGATATTTTTGGTGTGAGTTCTTTGATGGCGACCAATACAGTGTTGATTACAAAAGAACAAGACAACCAAAGGGATCGCAATTTGCTTGGGAAGAAGTCGTTACAGCAAGAGGCGAGCGTGATCTCGATAATCTTACTAAGTTCAAATCATGGGAAAAATGCGAAAACAGAAATATCATTTTGCCAGACTTTCTTAACAGCATTGATGGCGTTCCCGACCTGAATGTAGAATGGATTGGTGATAAAGTTGTTGAAGTTCATTTAAGAACTGGCAACGATATATTTTGGAAACACAATAAGATGATTCCGATATGGGAAGGTGACGATATTGAACCAGATTTACCAAACGAAGATACAACAATTAGATATGACGCATCAGGTTATCTTGATGATGTGAGGATTGGCTATAAAATCTTGGAATAACTCCATTGCTTTTTCCTCATAAGAAGAGTATAATCATATGATGTTCTATACTAATGCAACCTCTATCAAGAGTGACATCCTTATCCGAGGATACAAGGATGGGAAGGCGTTTCAGCGCAAAGTTAAATACAAACCAACGTTGTATGTCACTTCTGGTTTGGCTGAGTCTGGCTGGACTAATATCTATGGTCAGTCGCTTGAGCCTATGAAATTCGAAAACCTTTGGGATGCTAGATCATTTATCAAACAGCATCAGGGTATCGGTGGATTCGAAATATATGGCATGCCTCGATATGAGTATGCATTTCTCAATGAAATATTTCCAGATGAGGTCCCCTATGATCGTGATCTGATGCGGATTGTTAATATTGATATTGAGGTTGGTTCGGAAAATGGTTTTCCCGATCCCGAAGATGCAGCCGAACCTGTAACTGCAATTACAATGAAGGTTGGAAAGTGGTTTACAGTTTTTGGATGCGGTGAATATACTCCATCAAGAAATGATGTAAAGTATATCAAGTGTCAAGATGAACATGAGCTGCTTCATCGATTTCTTGCCGAGTGGGCAAGCCCACATCATCCAGATTTGATTACAGGTTGGAACACTTCGTTCTTTGATATTCCTTATCTTGTTCGCAGGATATCATCTGTCCTTGGGCGCGAGTTCGCTAAGAGGTTGTCACCCTGGGGTCTTCTTCAAGAAACAGCTGTCAGGATGCAGGGCAGAGAGCAAATCAAAACATCTCTGGCTGGTATTACGAATCTTGATTATCTCGAGCTCTATAAGAAGTTTACATATTCACAGCAGGAATCTTATCGTCTTGACAACATTGCCCATGTTGAGCTGGGTGAAAACAAACTCGATTATTCTGAGTATGCATCGCTTCATAGTTTGTATCGTAACGACTATCAGAAGTTCATAGACTACAACATCAAAGACGTTGATCTGGTTGAAAAGATTGACGATAAGATGAAGCTGATTGACATGGCTTTGACACTTGCCTATGATGCTAAGGTGAACATACATGATGTGTTTACTCAGGTTCGTATGTGGGATGTTCTGATTCACAACCACCTGTATAAGAAAAAGATTGCTGTTCCGCTCGAGGGTGGTGGTAGCAAAGACGGTTCTTATGTCGGTGCATATGTTAAGAAACCAAAGGTTGGCATGCACAACTGGGTTCTATCCTTTGATCTCAACTCGCTGTATCCTCACTTGATTATGCAGTATAATATTTCACCTGAGAAAAAAGATCAGAATAGAAAGACTAGCACCTCGGTTGACCGAATCCTATCTGGCGAAATCAATAAGATTGATGGATACAGTCTGACACCGAATGGCTGTTACTTCAAGAACGACAGCCAAGGGTTTTTACCTGAGATGATGCAGAGTATGTATAGCGATCGTGTAGTCTACAAAGAAAAGATGATCGAAGCGCAAAAGGCATACGAGAAAGAAAAAGATCCTGGCAAGAAATTACAATACAGCAAGGATATATCTCGCTATAAGAATATGCAGCTTGCGAGAAAAGTACAGCTCAACTCAGCCTATGGTGCTATTGGTAATCAGTTCTTCAGGTTCTTCGATCTAGATCAGGCAACAGCTATTACAACTGCTGGCCAACTTTCGATTCGTTGGGCTGAAGAACGACTCAACAAATATCTAAACAAAACACTGAAGACGGAGAATGTCGATTATGTCATTGCTTCAGATACGGATTCGCTATACATTGTTCTTGATGAACTCGTTAAGAAAACTTTTGCGAAGAAGGGCAATCCTGACAAAAGTACAGTGGTCTCTTTCCTTGACCGAGCGGCTCGAGAAGTTATTGAACCTGTTATTGATCAAATCTATTCAGATCTTGCTGAAAATGTAGGTGCATTCGACCAAAAGATGTTGATGAAGCGTGAGGTTATCGCCGACAAGGGTATCTGGACTGCGAAGAAAAGATATATCCTCAACGTCCATGATTCTGAGGGTGTACGTTTCGAAAAACCAAAACTCAAGATGATGGGTATCGAGGCAGTCAAATCTTCAACACCTCAAAGCTGTCGTGATGCGATCAAGAAATCACTCGAACTTATTATGAACACGAATGAAAATATAGTTCAAGAATATATCAATGACTTCCGTTCTGATTTTTCTAAGATGCCTTTCGAAGATGTTGCATTTCCTCGAGGCGTGAATAACTTGAATAAATATATGGGGAAGCAGAAATCATTACCGATACATGTACGAGGTGCATTGGTATTCAACCAAACTCTACTAGACAAAGGTCTAGACAAACAGTATGAACTAATCAAGGAAGGTGAGAAGATCAAGTATTCTTACATGCGTCTTCCGAATCCAGTAAAGTCAAATGTGCTGGCAATACTTTCTAGTCTTCCACCTGAGTTCGGGCTGGACCAATATATAGATTACAATCTCCAGTTCGATAAAGCATTCCTCGAACCGCTGCGTGCTGTTCTGGAAGTTATAGGATGGAACGAAGAAAAAAGTAACAGCATAGAAGATTTTTTCAACTA